CCATTATATAATTCAGATACCTCTTCACACTTATGGAAGTATATTTGAGCTACTCTAGCATCTTCTTCAATAAAGATAGTTTCATTTACTCTCATTACACATCCCATAAACTCAGTCTCAAATCCTGGATCAAATACTGATGAGTGAATAATTGTACCGTTTCTTAATAGAGAAGATCTTTGTCTAATTAAGCCTACATAGTCTGCAGGTAGCTTACATCCTTCCCAGAAAGTAATTTCATAAGTACCAGGATATAGTAACCATCCCATATTACCATCTAACTTCTCTTTTTTAGTCTCAGTATAGACTGCTAAGCTAGTTTGATTTTTTAATACTATTCCAAACTTATCTTGAGGATTTTGTCTAATTTGTTTAACTGTCTGTAAAGATAAATCATACCCTACTTGAGCTTTCTTACCTTTAGATTGTTCTAATTTAAGTAGACCTTTCTCTACTATTTGATCTGCATTTAACATAACTATTTTTTCTTTTTTGTATATGGAAACATTCTATTTAAAATATTCTTTCTTCTAGTACAGCCACAATCTTCATACCCGAGCATATGAGCAATCTTATCTGCTAGTCTATCAATATAGAAAAACTTTAGCACTTTAGCAACTGTATCTCCTAGTCCTTGTGATTTCATTATTTACGTGGATAACCTTTAGCAAATTCATAAAATTCTAATCTAGCTGAATCTTCGTTTAAGAATGATCCGCTTAACTTAGATGTCTTCATACTAGCACCTTGATGCTTAACTCCTCTACAGCTTACGCAGTTATGAGTAGCTTCAATCATTACTGCAACGCCGATGTTACCTTCACAGATTTGATCTACTGCATTATGAATAGCTACAGTCAATTGCTCTTGAATAGCACCTCTTCTACTAAAATGCTCTACTATACGATTTAGCTTACTTAAACCTACTACTCTGCCTTCTAAGGTAGGAATGTAAGCAATATGACATAAACCGTTAATAGTCTGATGATGATGAGAGCACATACTCGTAATAGGAATACCTCCTTCGAATACTACCCCGTCATAACCGTCAGAAGGAAACGAAGTAACAGAGCTTAAATGCTCGTATCTACCTTTCCATAAATCGTTTACATAAGCTTTAGATACTCTTCTTGGAGTATTAGAACTATTAGGATCATTCTCCCAATCTACACCTAAGGCAGTTAGAAATTTACCGTAATGTATAGTAGCTTCTTCGATAATAGCTAATTTCTGCTCGTCAGTTAAAGAATGCTTTCCTTCCTTGATAGCATCTCTTAAGTAAGTACTAATACCATTAGCAAAGCCTGGTTGAGCTAATTCTAAGCTCTCAATATCTATATTTTTATCTCTATTCATATTCTATATTATAAGTATTTTGAAATCTGCTCTAAACGCTCTTCTACCGTACCCGTTAAAGTTACGACTTTCTCTTCAGGTATATACTCCTTTATAAACTTTTGTATAATTTCATCAATCTTAATCTGTAACTCTGCATTCAATCTATCCGGATCGTCTATAAAGTCGAACTCAATAGGAATATAAAAAAAGTACTCTACTTGATCTTTAGTTTTTTCGAATAACTCTCTAATCTCATCAATATTAACGTCAGGAGTTAAAATTCGTGAGTAGATAATACAGTCAACTAAACTACGAGTACTAATTACATTCTTATGAGTTAAATAGTTTTGATAAGCCCAAGCAGATAACTCGTTAATTGCATACTGCTTTTCGTTGTTAGATAAGTCTAACATTTTACCAATCTTAATTACAGGACGAGAGAACCCGTCGGTTACATAGTAATCAGGAAATCTGGTAGATACCTCTTTTAATAAGGTAGTTTTACCAGTTCCGTGAGATCCTATTAATATCTTCATAAATGTCTTTTAGTAAAAATAGCTATTTTTTATCAAACTTCCAAATATTAGTGAAAAAATGTATCCAAGAACTTAAAGAAGTCTCTCGAAGTATAGCATAAGCTTCATCTATAGTATTTGCTCTATTCATAACCTGGTAAGCTGATACAACCTTACCGGCATCTAATTCCGGAATTACTTTATGAACTACTGATCCGCAATATGGATACTTTTCCTGATTTCCAGCAATATCTTCCTGTTTATTAAATCCTTTTAATTCTGGATATACGGTAATCAGAGCCGGGTGGCCGTTATACATCTCTCCTTTAAAGTGCGGAAAGAATCCTTCAGGCAATATTCTCAAAAATCCATGTAAAGTAACTAACTCTTTTTCTAACAATCCAGATCTCAAATACTGATCCAAAGTAGGCTTATTAGGAAGTACTACTATCTCTACATTATTTTTCCCAAAGATCTCCATGTTCTTTTCAGAAATCTTAGTAACTCTATTCGTTACAATTAAACTAGGGAGAATCCCAAGCTTTTCACTAATAGCTATTACTTCAGAGCCTGTCTGAGATACTAGTACTCCCCAATTGCTTAATACTTTCATTATTGTCCCATTGCTTTTTTAGTATAAAAGCCTGTATCGATTAATTCTTTCGGAATTAAGTATCCTTTAGAGGCACGTACAGGATTAATATCTAATGAACCACGTCTTGCATATAGTAACATTACTACGCAATCTTCAACATCCGGATGATTCGTAATAGACTTAAATAATTTTTCGCTACAGAATTCATGAAACTCATTAACCTCTCGTAATGCAATAACTTCCTTAAGTAAAGACTGTAAGTCGACAGTACCTTTTTTAGTAACGATACGGAAATAAGCTGCTCCAGTATCTTTTTGCTTAGTATGTCTACATCTTGATCTTAACAAGTTAGTCATCACAAATAAATCTTCTCCGCTTTCTCCTGGAACTACTTTAAAATGAGCTTCTTTACCGTCATAGTCCGTAACTTCCATAGCTTCTAAATCTTTATTGCCGATTAAACGTAACATATCAAGATAGAAAGCACCTGGATCTCCTTCGTACATTTTTTCTTCTCCTTGTCTAAAGAAAGCTACCTTAGCTTCTGCACCAATACATGCACTAATATCTTTTGCTACTTGCTTTTCGTAGTTTTCAATAGCTTGCGGGATAGTATCTCCCATTTTGCACATATCAAACGTATTTAAATAAAGCTTAAAAGATTTAGACTCTACCATAAATTCAGAGCTAGCAGGGCATACTATTTTCAAAGTACCTGCCATAGGTAAGCCGTTATTTAATAAGAAGGTTGCTTCGTGACAATGCCACGTATCGTAACCTACAAATTCATCTCCTTTAATACCCCAATCTCCGCGAGCTAATGCTCTTGGCATAGGGTTTAATTGACTTGGATCAAAGGTGTCTGTATAGACTGCATATGAGTTAGCTGACCCTAAGGTTTTAGCAGCTACTTCTGACATATTACTTGCTGACATAATTGCGGAATGTTTTTATATTTTTAAAGATAAGATTTATTTGTTCTTCTGACAACTCAATATCTAAGTTATCTGCTAATTTAGCTTTTGGTTTAGGTACAGTTAAGCCATGAGGTCCTAATTCGTTTCCTACCCAACCGTTAATAACAGGAGAACTGGTATCTAACGAGTAGATAAGCCCTCTTAATGGAGTAGTGAGAGAGTTGATTAAAATAAACTCTACTGGGTTCTGACATCCCAATAAGTGGAATTTAGGCTTACCGATTCCCATATTAAATCTATTTTCATACCACCAGTTTAAGAATCTAAATCTTACTGTTACATAATCTGACTGCTCAACTAAGTCGAAAGGTAATGCAATAATATCTACCTTCTCAGTTAAGTAGTAATCTATACAATCAGCAATTTGCTCAAAGGTATCTCCTTGACATACACCAATATACTTTTGATTTTCTACTTTATAGTTCGCTAGATACTCTTTTGCATTAGCTAAAGTCTGATTGTAATCATTAACGACATCAGGAAGTACAAGGTGAGTAGGTTTATATTCTTTACCTAACTCGTGTAACTCCTCCATCGGTATAGACTTACCTAATTCGAATGCTGAATTATCTAATATAGAGTATTCTGCTGTTTCTAGCTTCTTCTTATAGAAGTCAGCGTATTCTGTATCCAAGCTTAATAAATGACCTAGTACATAAGGATAATCACTTACCTCATCATGACGATCAAATAACGCTTTTGGTATTTCGTGTGAAATTAAAAACATAAATTATTTTTTATATTCAGATAATACTTTCTCTACTTGCGTTTTTGCAAACTGCCAACTGACAGGCCCTGTTTCGTCTGCATACTCTACCGGGTCAGGGCGACCTAACTTAATAAACGCTTCAATACGTTCTACTGATGCAGCTGACTTATAATCAGAATACCAGTTACCTTGAGTATCGGACCATGAATGTCTAATAAAGATCGGCTTATAAGAAGTATTTGTACGCTTATATACTTGATCGAAATCTAAACCTAACGCTTCACATGATCTTAAACCGTCTTCTAAGATTTCAAACTTAGTTTCATTTAAGTAAGGAGTATATACTGATACTAAATCAGCATCCCAGTTGCCAACTTTAAATGCTTCGAAATCTGCATCTCTAAATTCTTGGCGGCAATCAGGGTAGATAGCATGATCACCTGCGTGAATACCCATTGCAATAGCCACCTCTTGACCGATAGAACAATCTTCAGTAATAGGTTGAGTTGCGATCGATAAAGCAGCTGCTTGAATCAATGAGCTAAAAATCTTATTACGATTAGGTACAACAGTTGCTTTCATATTATCCTGCTCGTAATGTCCTTCTGGTACGTCTGCACCGCCGGTTACTAAAGCAGAATTTAATAATTGCTGTAAACCATCTAGCTTAATAACTTGATATTTTACTAAGGGAAAATTTTCTCCAGTTACTGTGATTGTTCCTAATTGATCTTGTTTTGCTCTTTGAGAACATCCATTTAGATACTCTACTAATGATTTAGCTCTTTCAAGCTCTACTTTATGCTTTTGACCGTAATCAAAACCTAATGCTGTTACTTCGTAGCCATTAGCTAAAAGGTGTAATAAGAGAGATGAAGAATCCATCCCACCTGACAGTGATAAGACTGCTTTTTTCATGTTTAAATTAATTAAAATTTAGAGCGTATTATTTTATGAATCGATTAGCTCTATAACCGAATTATTTTTTATCTTGCTTATCGTTAAGTTCTTTCTGCAAAGAAAGTATTTGACTAGTAATATTACCTACTAAAGTACCTAATTGTGCCCAAATATCATCGCACTCTTTCTCTAACTTATTTACAAGTCTTAATTGATAAATCTGTAACCCTACAAGTATTAGTATAATACCAATGTATAAATGTTCTGGTGTAAATGTAACTGTCATTAATTAAAGGTATTATTTTTTATTTGTTTCAACAACTTCATTCATAAATTCATTAAACTCTAATGTTCCTGGAAATGCAATAAAATTAGGATTGTCCATTACTCTTTGTAATGCTTTAATGGTAAGGTCTTTATTCTTAGTATCAAGTATTAAAGGTTCAAGTATATACTCCTCTGTAGATCCGTCTTTACGGTTAAGGTAGAACAGAGTACCTGCCACTTCTCCTAATGCTTCATAATATTCTTTAGCTGTTGTTGTAGACTTCATAGTATAATTTTCTTACTTTAGCACCTAATTCTTGATCATTAGATGTATTTTTAATCATATCGACTTCTACTGCTAATAATCTCCTATCAGGAAAATTTATATCCGATTTATTTCGTTGTTCGTATTCGAAACCCAGTACGCATGATAAGTGATCAGTTCCTGCTAAATAATCGAATTCAACTTCGTCAGTTGACTTACCGCAAAATTGACAAACGTAAACCGTACTCATATTATACATTTAAGGTTTTATTCCAAGCTGCAATATGCAATCTAGTTAAGCCTCTAAATTTATATTTCTTAGCCATCTCCATTACAAATCTAGTTCTCTCTTCAAAGTTAGCTGCGTCATCTAGACCTGGCATACAAACTACATTCTCTAATGGAATATAGAACGGTTCGATAAAGTCTCTAAAGATCTCTTTAACGTCCTCTTCACTACTAATAACAAACTTAAACTGATAATTTTTATGTTCCATAATACGGTTAATAGCTTTAGGAACGATACGTTGCTTAGCAGTCATGCCTGAGTTATCCAACTTAGGTGAGCAGTTAATTTGATCTAAGTTCTGAAATAGCTCTTCTTCGATAAAATTAGTACCGTTAGTTTCTATTTCATAATAAGTTCGTTGTAAAGAACCTTCCTTCTCCATCCAGTACTCAGTAAAGTTATTAATTGCTACTTGATGCCCTGCAATAGTAGGCTCACCGCCGGTCCAGATAATACGTACATAGCCGTTTAAGATATCATCGTATACGCCTTCTTCTTTAAAACGATCTAATAGATATTGAAACTCTTTATCTTCTCCTCTCCATAGCCATTGACTTGTTGAATCACAAGTCCAAGTAGCTTTACCTTCTTTAACTAAATCACCTTCGAAGATTTCACCGTCTTCTAGTAATTGCTCTTTCATCAACTTATTTGTGAATGCACGAGACATACCGCATGTTAAGTTACAGATGCCTAAACGAACAAAGTATGCAGGAATACCGCTACTTATGCCTTCGCCTTGAACTGTATAAAAGTCACTAGTAATAAGTAACTTATTTGGATCTATCTTACTCATTAGGTACTGTTTTAGGGGTTTCTACTTTTTTAAATTGAGCCTTCCACTCAGATTTTGGAATAAATTTCCATTCCCTAGTAGCTTGATCAGCCTTTTCATTTGTTACTCGGATAATTTCTCCGGTCTTAGAACTCTTTAAACACTTCATAGTTTTTCCTCCATGTTTTTATTTGAATAATGTCTTTATATAATTTAATACAGGGTTAAAGGTATGCCACTCACTAAGCAAGTAAATGATACTCGGATGCTTTTTCT